AGACCACGAAGATTATGATTTAATTCAAATAGGTTTTTTAGATAATCATTTCAAAAAAGATAAAGTTGATTATGAGAAAATAGCTGAAAAACTTGACACATCAGTAAAGACAGTTTATCAAAAAAGAAATAGAATTTTCCCACGTTTAGAGTTTCATTTTAGGACTCAAAATTTGATACAGGTAAAAAACTGGTAAAAAACTGGTAAAAAAGTGGGGATAGAAAGGTTAGAAAAAATGTGTTAGTATGATATCATGTAGCAAAGTTTAGAGATTCCTCTTTAAAAATTGTGACAGTAGTTATTGATGCCCTACTCTAAAAAGGCATCTGCCAAATATTGGGGATTAGCTCAGTTAGTTAGAGCGTTTGCCTGTTAAGCAAAATGTCATTGGTGCAAGTCCAATATCCCCAGCCATGATAATATCAATACTCTCGTGATTCTTAAATGAATAGGATATGTCCTCTACGAGAGTTTTTTTATTGATTAGCCCACTTTCAGCATTATATCGGCTATAAACAAAAATGCGAGTCAAAGTGCACAAAGGTAGTTATTGCTACCTTCGACTGGAGAGTTACATTAATTGGTAAATGAGCAGTCTGCTAAGCTGTTGTCCTGATGGACTTACAGGTTCGAGTCCTGTACTCTCCGCCAAACATAATATTATATAAAATTGGAGGTGAAGTAGCATTGAAATTAAATGCGAGGCAAAAGGCTTTTTGTGAGTTTTATGTAGCTAGTGGAAATGCTACTGATGCTGCAATAAAAGCTGGATATAAAGAAAAGTATGCAGGAGTAAATGCTGATAAATTACTAAAAAATACTAATATTCAAAAATATATTGAAGAACTACAAGAAAAAGCAAAAGGCAACAGGATTATGACAGCTATTGAAAGAAGGGAATTCTTAACAAGTATGATAAAAGATGGAGCTGTTAAAGATACTGATAGATTGAAAGCATTAGATATATTAAATAAAATGGATGGAGAGTATACTCAAAAAGTTGAGGTAAATGGAAATATAAACTCTAATCCTTTTAATGGATTAACTACAGATGAATTAAAAGAAATAATAAAAGATTAAAGGAGGTGTTGTGGGGGTGTATGATAAAGAATTAATAAAATTAGAAGCTAAAAAAGAATTAGCTAGGAGAGATTTTTGGTATTATTGTAAATTACTAGGTAAAAAAGATTTTTACAATGATAAAAAAGAATATTTAAAAGATTTATGTAATCAGTTACAAAGTTTTATTGATTCTAATAAAAAGATATTAGTTATTAATATGCCCCCTCGACTCTGATTTGGTAAATCTTACACAGCAACCTTATTTGTTCAATGGTTGTTAGGAAGAAATAATAAGTTAAAAATTATGACTGGATCGTATAATGAAACTCTTTCTTCTACATTTGCTAAGCAAGTAAGAGATATGATAGCAACAGAACAGACTCAAGGGGTAACAGTTTATAGAGATATATTTCCTGATACTAAAATAAAGTATGGAGAAGCTTCAATGAACAAGTGGGCTTTGGAAGGAAGTCAAGTTGCAAATTATTTGGCTACATCTCCAACAGGAACTGCAACAGGATTTGGAGCAGATTTAATAGTTATAGATGACTTAATAAAGAACTCAGAAGAAGCATATAACTCTAATGTCCTTGAAAAGCATATTGATTGGTTTACTAATACTATGTTATCAAGAACAGAAAAAGGTTTTAAATTAATAATCATAATGACCAGGTGGGCAAGTAATGACCTAGCTGGTTTTATTTTGTCTAATTATGATGATGTGGTTCATATAAATTATAAAGCTATCAATGATGATGGAACTCCACTTGATGAAGGAACATTATCATTAGAGGATTTTGAGTTTAAAACTAAGAATATGGCAAAAGAAATTGTATATGCCAACTATCAACAAGAACCAATAGACATCAAAGGCAGATTATACAATGAATTTAAAACTTATATTGATTTACCGAAAGAAAAGATTGTTAAAATATCTGCCTATTGTGATACAGCTGATACTGGAGATGATTTTCTATGTAATATTATTTATGCAGATTGCAAGGATAGTGCTTATATACTAGATATTATCTATACCAAAGAAGCTATGGAAATAACTGAGCCACTTGTTGCAGAAGCATATAAAAAGTTTAATGTGAATGTTGCAGATATAGAAAGCAATAATGGAGGTAGAGCATTTGCAAGAAACATTGAAAGAATTACAAGAGATAAAGGAAACTATAAGACAGTTGTTAAATGGTTCCATCAATCTGGAAATAAAATAGCAAGAATATTATCAAATAGTGCTTGGGTAAATGCAAATATTTATATGCCTGTTGACTGGAAAAATAAATGGCCAGAATTTGCAAAAGATATTATTTCTTATCAGAAGGAAGGAAAAAATAAACACGATGATGGACCTGATGCTTTAACTGGTGTTGCTGAAAAATGTAATAAAATATCAGGATTATCTTTTGAATAGGAGTTAATAATGTGGGAATGGATAAAAAAACTATTTAAAAAGCCAAAGGTGGAAAATATGGAGATTAGAAAACTTGAATATTTAATAAGTCAATGGCTTTCTTCAAAAACTAGAGTGGATCAGGTAAATGGAGAAAGATATTATAAGGGTAGCCATGATATATTAAGTAAAAAAAGAAAAGCAATAGTAGAAGGTGGTAGATTAGAAGATATAAATAACTTAGTCAATTCTAAACTTGTGGATAACCAATATTCAAAAATGGTTGACCAAAAAGTTAATTATATTTTAGCTAAGAAACCAACTTTTATTTGTAAAAATGAAAATGTTTTGAAATTATTTGGTAATAAGTTTCTAAGAACTTTAAGAAATTTAGGAGAGGATACTCTTAATGGTGGTATAGGTTGGATATATCCATATTTTAACCAAAAAGGTGAATTACAATTTAGAAAATTTGAACCTTCTGAAATATTACCAATATGGAAAGATAATAATAAAGATGAATTAGAATTAGCTATAAGATTATATGAAGTCTTAGAGTTTCAACATAATAGTTTAGTTCCAGTTAAAAAAGTAGAAGTTTACTCAGGAAATGGAGTAGACTTTTTTATTTGGAATGATAGTTTAAAACCTTTAGGACATTCAGATTATATATCTATAGGAGAAGAAACATACAACTGGGGAAAAGTTCCATTAATTCCTTTTAGAAGTAATAACTTAGAACAACCTTTAATATGCAGAGTTAAATGCTTACAAGATGCCTTGAATGAGATAATCTCTAAATTTCAAGATAATATGATGGAAGATGCAGGAAGTACAATTTTAATCTTAACTAACTATGATGGAGAGAATTTAGGAGAGTTTAGAAGAAACTTAGCAACATATAGAGCAGTAAAAGTTACAAATACTGATGGTGGCAAAGGTGGACTTGAAGCACTTCAAATAGAAGTTAACTCTGAAAACTATGCTTTAATAATCAAATTACTTAAAAAAGCAATAATAGAAAATGCAAGAGGTTTTGATGCTAAAGATGAAAGACTTGGAAATAATCCTAATGAGATGAATATTCAATCTATGTACTCTGATATAGATTTAGATGCTAATCAAATGGAAGTAGAATTTCAAGCATCTTTTGAAGAGTTAATGTGGTTTATAAATAAAGCTTTAAATGTTAATGAAACTCTTGATGTAATATTTAATAGAGATGTTTTAGTTAATGAATCTGAAACAATTAATAATTGTAAGGCTAGTGTTGGTATCATATCTCAAAAAACTATAATAACTCAACATCCTTGGGTTAATGATGTTGATGAAGAAATAAAACAACTTGAAAAAGAAAATAAAGAATTAGATCCTTATCCAGGAGATTTTGGAACTAAAAAAGTTTCTGATTTAGATGAGTAATAACTACTGGACTAAGAGATTTGAAGAAGAAGAAAAACAAAGAAATATATCAAATAAAGCTTATGCTAAAGAAATAGAGAAACAATATAAAATAGCAGAGAATAAAATAAAAAGTGATATTGAAAAATGGTATATCAGAATAGCTGATAATAATCAGATATCCTTAGCAGATGCTAAGAAATTACTAACTAAGGATGAATTAAAAGAATTCAAATGGACCTTAGCAGAATATACTCAAAAAGCTAAAAGTGGAGCTTGGAAAAAAGAACTTGAAAATGCTTCTGCAAGAGTACATATTCAAAGATTGGAGGCTTTACAACTTCAAGTTAAAAATAGTATTGAAACTTTAAAAAATAAAGAAAATGAGATGCTAGAAGATTATTTAATAAAGAATTATGAAGATACTTATTATCATTCATTGTATGAGATTTCAAAAGGATTGAATCTTAAAACAAGTTTTGCTACTTTAGATAGAAATAAAATTAATCAGGTCATAGGGAAACCTTGGTTAAAAGATGGGAAAACTTTTTCAGATAGGATTTGGCAAGACAAGGAACAATTAATAAATACATTGAGAACTAAAATTACTCAATCTTTTATAACTGGTAGTACATTAGATGAAGCTGTTGAAGATATATCTAAATTTGTTTCTGATAAGATAAAAAATAAAGAGTATGTTGCAAGGAGATTACTAGAAACAGAATCTGCTGCTTATGCTTCAAAAGCACAGATAGAAGCTTTCAAAAGTATAGATGTTGAGAAATATGAAATAGTAGCAACATTGGATTTACATACTTCTGAAATCTGTCAAGAAATGGATGGAAAGGTTTTTAATATATCGGACCAGGAAATAGGAGTAACAGTGCCCCCTTTTCATTCACATTGTAGAACAGTTATAGCTCCGTACTTTGATGATGAGTCCACAAGAGCATCAAGAGATGAAAATGGAGAGTATAAAGAAGTTAAGTACATGAATTATAAGGAATGGAAAGATCAATATATTAAAAAATCTCATACACAAGTAAATAATAAAAATAATCTTGAAAGCAAAAATAAATCTGATATAATTAAATTAAGAAGTGCTGAGATAGACAAAGAAATAAAAGAGAATGTTTTAAAAGATGTTAAACATAAAGGAGGACTTTTACCAAATGCAAAACAAATTTTAAAAAACACAGGTTTAGATGAGAGTATAAAAATTACTACTTTAAATGGTGCAAGAGGTGAAACAAATTTTAAGGAAATTCTAACACAAAAAAAAGGAATAACTATCAACAAATTTAATGAAATATGCTTAGATTTTGATGATAAGAGAAAAATAGCTTACAGAGAGAAAACTCTTTTTCATGAATCTTACCATGCTATGTTAAATGATAAAAAAATGGATTTGAGAAGAATCCTAGAAAGTGATTGGCTACAAATTGAAGAAACATTTGCAGAAACATCAGCACATTATTTATCTCAATTAGTTGGGATAAAAGAAAAAATGTCTTTATCATATTCTAAAGATATTGTTGAAGTTTTACCAAGATTAAAGAAATTTAGAAAATTTAAAGACTGTAAGACTATTTCTGATTTTGGAAGAATAGTATATTATGAGAGATATAAAGGGAAAAATGCTATATGGGGCCCTATTAGGGATATAATTTTTCAAAAAGAACTGGATGTTTTAGAGTATGGAAAACAATATCTTGATTATATTGAAAAAAATCAAAGTAAAATTTTTACAATGTATTATCGTAATGTTTTTGATTTAAACCCAAACTTAAAAAAAGAAAAAATTCAAAAATTATTAAATAAAGGATTAAAAGCAATGAAAGAAAAAGATGATATTCGCGATTTTGATAATTCTGAAAGATATTCTTTTGATATTATTTTATCTAGTGTGATGAAATTAAAGGGGGTTAAATAATGATACTTTTATTACCTGAGGATTTAATTGATGAAAAAAATTATGATGAAGTTTATAAACTTCTTGACTCGGCATGTATAGGAATTAATATTCATTATACAGATGAAAATGGAAATAAAACAAGTTTAAAAGAAAAAAATAGAAAAAAGCTTTTAAAAAGATTAGAAGAATTAGGAGAGACAGAAGTTCTTGAAAACTTTAAAAATGGTTATTATTGTCAACACTAAATAACAATCTTAAAAGAGAGTGGTATTTTTTTATTTTGTTTTATCCATTGACAAACTTTAATAATTATAGTACAAATAGTATTATAACTATTAGGAGGGGATTTTATGAGAAAGGGGATTAAATATTTCTTTATTATTTTTATTGGAATGATGATAGTTGGTTTATATCTAGGTTTTACGATGGATAGTCAGTTAAAAAGAGTAGCTGAACTAAGTGATGAGCAAGAAAAAAATATTGTTCAAGTCATCAAGGATATAGGAATTGATGGAAATATTGAAAAAGTAGAACATGATGAACTATTAGATGGTATGTACTCTGAGACAGGAAAAGGTTATAGAATATCTATAAGTAATAGCGAAATAAATAATTTAATTTTATATTTAAAAGAAGATAAAGATATAGAAGCGATTAATTGGGCAGATATAAATTTCTATAAAGATGGAGAAATTAAAGATAACATAAAAGATTATGTACTTACATCTAGTCAAAGAGCTCAGTATCAAAATAGAGCTGAGGAACTTATAAAATCTATGTTAATATCACCAGCAACGGCTAAGTTTCCAAGTTCTAATCAATGGAATATAGGAATAAATAAGGGTATTGTTTTTATGCAATCTTTTGTTGATTCTCAAAATGCTTTTGGGGCCGTAATAAGAAATAATTTCAAAATAAAATATGATACTAAAACAGCAACAATTACATCACTTATAATAGATGGAGAAGAACAAATTAAGCAACCTAAAGCAAGTAAAAGTAAGAATAAAAATAAAAAAAAGTAATGAAATAGTATATAAGATAGGAGCAGTTAAAAAAGACTGCTTTTTTTTATTATTAAGGAGAGTGATTAAATTCAAGTAATAATTAAACTTATTATATATTTAAACAAACATCTCGCCTTTTTAGTATTGTAGGCGATAAAGAACAAGACAACCAATTACGTTGGCATACAACGATAAAAATGAAGGAGTGAAAAAATGGAAAAAGAACAATTAATAGCATTAGGACTTACATCAGAACAAGCCGATAAAGTTTTAGGAGCTCATAAAACATACATGGAAAGTTTTGTTCCAAAAGGTCGTTTTAATGAAGAACTAGAAGCTAAAAAGAATTTAGAAACACAGCTTGCAGAAAGAGACAAGCAATTAAAAGAGTTAGAAAAATCTGCTGGAGATAATAAAGAATTAAAAGCTCAAATTGAAAAACTTCAAAATGATAATAAAACTGCTGCTGAAAAATATGCAAAAGACTTATTTGATTTACAATTAAACAATGCAGTTGATGTTGCAATTACAGGAGCAAAAGGAAAGAACTCAAAAGCAATAAAAGCTTTATTAGACTTAGAAAAAGCAGATTTAAAAGATGGTAAGGTTGTAGGATTAGAAGAACAATTATCTAACTTGAAAAAATCAGATCCATATTTATTTGAGATTGAAAAACAACCAGCTAATCCAAACGGGTTTAAACCTGGTGATGGGAATAATAAAACCCCAGGTGGAGATGGACCGAAAACTTATTCAGAAATGGTAGCTATGTTAGAAGCTAATCCTAACTTAGATATTAACAATTTATAAAAAAGGAGAAGATAAAAAATGGCAAAATATTTTGATTCAAAAACATTTAATGCAGAGGCATTTGGAAAGTATTCTAGTAGAATACCTAACACTAAAAAGAACGAACTATTAAAATGTGGGGCAATTAGAGGTAATAAGGAAATACATGATGCTTTTGCAAACCAAACAGGAACTCATTATGCAGTATTACCTATGCTTGGTACAATAGGAGGTACACCTCAAAACTATAACGGTTCAACAGATTTAACTGCAGGATCTACAAAAACATATAATAGAGGAGTAATTACAATTGGTAGAATGGCAGCATGGACTGAAAAAGACTTTTCATTTGATATAACAGGTGGGGTTAACTTTATGGATAATGTTGCTGCTCAAATAGTAGAATATTGGGCTGAAGTTTATCAAAATACTTTAATAAAAATATTAAAAGGTGTATTCTCAATGACTGGTGGAGAAGAAGCTAAGTTTGTTGAAGCACATACATTTGATATAACTCAAAAAGCAGGAGCAGATGGAGAAGTAGGAGCAACAACTTTAAATAGTGCATCACAAAAAGCTTGTGGAGATAATAAAAACATTATCAAAATGGCAATTATGCACTCAACAGTTGCTACAAACCTAGAAAATCTACAAATCATAAAATACTTTACTCAAACAGATGCAAACGGAATGCAAAGAGAAGTAGGATTAGCTACTTGGAATGGTAGAGTTGTATTTATAGATGATGCTATGCCAGCTGAAAAATTTACTGGAGAAAAATATGCAAAAGTAACAGCATCACATCCAGAAGCATTAAAAATTACTACTGCTGGAACAGGAGAAAAAGAAGTTGCCGTTGCAACAGTAAATGGTGCAAAATTTGATACCAAATGGACTGCTAAAGAAGGTGAATATGCTGCATTAGTTCCAACAGGAACAAAGTATTCTACTTACTTGCTAGGAGTAGGAGCATTTGATTATGAAGATTTAGGAACATTACATCCTTATGAAATGGCAAGAAATCCATATAAAAACGGTGGAGAAGATACTTTAATATCAAGAAGAAGATTATGCTATGCTCCATTTGGAATTTCTTATAAAACATCTACTACAATATCACCTGATGATACAGAATTAGAAAAAGGTGCTAACTGGGAATTAGTAAAATCAGAAGATGGAGAAGTAATAGATCATAAATCTATCCCAATAGTTAGAATAATTTCAAGAGGATAATTATGGAAAATATCAAAGAAATGATAATTGAAAAACTAAAATTATTCAAAATAGATGAAGCTACAAGCATAGAATATTTCTTAAAAAAAGCTTTATCTAGTATTAATAATTTTACAAATCAAAATTATACATTTGATAGTATTCCAGATGGACTTAAATATATATTAGTAGATAAAGCAGTAGGAGAAATACTTAATTTTAAAAAGCTCAATGGAGAGCTTAAAGATTATGATTTCTCCTCTGTTTTAAAATCTATTAAAGAAGGAGATACAACTGAAACTTATTCTGATACAGTAAAAACACCTGAAGAACTTTTTGAGATTATGCTAAATGATTTATTAATTGGTAAAGATAATGAGTTATATAGATATAGGAGATTACAATGGTAAGAAATTTGCAAAAGTTATGGAGAGAGCTGTAATAGATACG